TCACCACTAAGTTATTCATCATGTTGCCAGATAACACCAGGTCAACTTCAGCACTATCACCGGCACCTCTACGCCTTGATTCATGCTTGTACTGTTTATAACCACCCTCATAAAACACAGACTTACCATCCTCAGTAGGTTCACCACCTTTAGGTGTTAGCCTAGCACCCCGTTTGGCCACATAGAGAGGCCTAGTAGAATATCCTCTAAATGGTCGCCTGTCAGCGTCTAGACCTTGACTTGTTCTAAGTTTAATCATGGCCAATGTATCACTAGCCACAGTTAAAGAGTCTTGAGCAGTCCACAGAGACTTAGGTAAGTTTAGATTTACTTTAACGGCCATTAGTGCCTCATCCCTCTTGAGGGTGTAAAGTTAGCATCTCTATCAGTCTTGACATAACTTGACCAGGAGGCCCTAAAGTCTGTTGAACTACCACCGGACCGCCTAAGGTTTTCCTCACCAGTATCAACAACCCCATCACCATCTAGGTCTAGTGTAACACTCCTCAAAGCCACATTAAGCAACTCCTCACAACGTTCTCTCATGGCAGTAGCTACATCTAATTGTAGTGAAAGCTCATAGATTAAAGCCGCTGTACAATAAGCATGGGCTGAAAGGAATGAGGTTTGATTAAATACTTCATCCTCACTCACATTGTCAGCTATGACATGATCTCTAATGACTAGGATAAGCTCATCTAGACTAGCTTTAATTTGAGGTAGAAAGTCAGATTGTCTTCTAGGCACCATGTCGGCCAATGATGGAAATCTAGCAACTAGTTGATCATGATCTAGGCCAGTATCGAAGGGTCGAGGAGTAAGCTTTAGTAGGCCACTCTCAGCACGCTTAGCACTTGATTGATCTGTGTAACTAATAGTGTAGGGATAAAGGCCACTAACACCAGTTGAGCTATCAGGAATATCAACATAAGCAGAAGCAAAGTTAAGTGAGGCTGTTGAGCTTAAGTCTAGTTCTCTGGGGAGAGGCTCTGACAATATAGCAGTAGTACCACCTAACCTACTTACTTGAACTGAATACCAGGTATCACGATCTGTTTTAAGAAATGCTCTAACTTCATCGCGCTCTAAAGCAGTAGCCACAGCACCCGAGAGTGTTAAGGTTCGTCTATCATTGGCCACCGCTGTTACTGTTGCATCTGCTCTAAGCTGTGTAAAGTTTCCGCTGAATGTAGAGCTAAAACCAACAGATAAAGTAGGTGTGTCAGTATATGGTGTTGGTGGGTGCCACACAAACCGATAGGCTTGATTAGTTACGCCTTTTCTCATCGTCTTTTAGCCCTTTTGCTATTAGCCGCTAAAATGTCGGCTTGGGTTGCTCGGTCTAGGTCTGCTGATATGATAAAGCCTTCTGATACTGGTGACCAACTGTGCCTACAATTATAGCCGCCTCCACTGGTTTTAACTGCTAAGCCTTGACCATTATTTAGCCTGGTCATTTGCTTCTCAGTCACCACCTTATTCACTAATGGAATACAGAATGGTCTAGTGAGCCCATCCATAGGACCAGTGTAGAGATAGTTCTTTAAACCAGCCGCCGCCGCCGCCGCTGCATTAATAGACCGCCCATATTGGGAAATACTGGTTTTAACTTCTGTGAGCTGTCGACCTACCGACTTTTTTAGACGCTCATTAAGATCTGAGAAGACGATAGAGGCCGGTATATCAAGCGTGATAGATGTTAGCGCGTCTCTCACAGCTCTCTTAGTATCTGGTAATATTACATCCTCAAACACCTGAGCTACAGCTTGTCCTTGAATGAGGTCTAACTGAGGTAGATTATTTAAATTAAAGTCAGGCTCTATAACTTCTAAAGAACGCTCTATAGCTGATCTGATACGCTCTTGATTGTCGATGAAGTCTTCAACTGCTAAACCTAAGCCGCCTCTGAGGATTAAATCTAATAGTTGATCATCATCAAATGATAGTAAAAGCATTGGGTCCTGAGATACAGAGGCCATCTCTAAAGTAGTGATGAGTTGCCTACGAGCTTTGTTTAAAGCAGTCTTAAAAGACTTCTCAGCTGATACCTCTGCAATGAGCTGGTCACGCCTAGCTCTAGTTAGTGTAGCCATAGGACCGGATAAGCTTTTAGCCTGTCTGCCTAAATCATCAATCGCCCTTTTATCAGCGTCATCCTCACTTAAGTGAGTGTGCTGAGTGGTGAGCTGGCCACAACTAACACAAGTAAACATTAAGCCAATGTGTTTGTAAGAACGTGGCCTAGTGTTGAATCAATCGCTTGGAATGATTGCACCTCTTCAGCGTAAACATAACGGCGTGTTTTATCTAGGCTGTCATACTGACCGGCTACCATGTTGCCAAACTGGAAGTTTAGAGCCGCTACTGGCATAGCTTTGACGCCACCTGACTTTTGTACAATAGCGTCTGAGCCTCGTAGGATGCCCATAAAGATAGTCTCGCCATTCCAGATGTAACTCTCTGAAGATGTAGCACCAGGCACAGCTGTGTCTTGTCGAGCCTGACCAACATGAATGTTAGGGATGCCAAGCACATCTCGAAGTACAGCAATAACAGCCTCATCATTTAGGATTCTGTTACCAGCCGCGATACCGTTTGAACTGTTACCGACATAACCTCTAACCTCTGGGTTACGCGCTAACACTCGAAATACATCACGACCAAGAATCATGGTGTCAGGGTTAATGCCATGAGCCGCCGCGAAGACTGTATCTTTAAGCTCATGTAAGTTTGTGAGAGGTTCAGCACCAGCCGCATCATACTTGGTAGCAGGTGATGAAGTGTTAAAAGCTGTGCTATCAAATAACACATCAGCACAGCGTTTTTCTCTAGCTAGCTTCATTACTCGGCTAACTTTGCGAGCCATCCGCTGCTCTTCACTGCCCGGATACTGACTGTCGAAAATGTCTTCCATTGCGATAGAATCAGAAGCCGCGTAAATCTTAGCTTTGAATGTGGTAGAGGTACGATCAAAACCACCAATGGTGGTGCGTGATGCACCTGGAGCGCGCTCTAAATCGAGGCCAGCACCAGCCCCCATAAAGTTCCTAGTCTCTTCTAAAAGTAGAGTCCCTGAGCGTTCTGGGATGGTGATGTTTTCAATGACCTTATCAGCGATGAGCTGGTTATCACTAGGCACAGCCTCGACAACTAGACTGCTTAAGATCTCGTCTACTGGATGCAAATTAGAATATGAACGTGCCATTGTTTAACTCCTATCAAGTATTTAGGCTGGTAGGACCAACAAACAAGACTTTGATCTGGTCACCTGCTGAGGCTGAGATTTGATTGATATTTGGGATAACTCTAGCGATGGGGTAGAAGGTGGTGTCACTTGTTTCACAAGCTTGTACCTTCCCATCTGTTATAGCTGAGAGGATTGGGGTTGAGTTGAATGTGAGAGACTCACCAGCAATAACGCGAGTGATGCCGCTTACAAGTACCTCAACAGATTCACCAGATGCACAAGCGCGTTGAGCCACACCGATTACATTAGCATCTGTGGCCGCGTCTGTGATCACGACCTTACCGGCCGCGTTTAGTGAAACAATAGCATACTCTGTGATAGCTTCAGCAGAGACAAAACTTACAAGATTATCTGTGTTAGCCATGATTAGCCTCCAAACACTTGATTATAGAAGTCAGCGTTATTAGCTCTGAATTGAGTTAACGCCTCTGAATATGAAATGCTCTTTTCTTTGGATAGCTTCTTTACTTCAGCATCTAGAGCACGTTTATTAATCTCACGACGACTAGCACCATGTCCTACTTCAGCGAGTGGTACAGTTGAGCCGGTGCTACGCTCGTTGAACATTTGCCAGAACTCCGGTTGTAGCTCTCTGAGTTGCCAAGCTTTACCAGCTACAGTCTCTTCAGCAGGTGAAATTCGACCATCTCGCAATAAAGCACCAACGGCCTCGCGTTTTTCAATCTCAGCCTTCTCGGCCTCAATCGCTTCAATTCGTGCGCTCATCTTAGCGTTATTCTCTCTGAGTGCATTAATCTCAGATAACAAAGTTGGTGATAGTTGCTCACTCATCTTGTAGTCCTTCTTTTCAGCCATCTTTTCTTTTTTGTCGTCTTCAGATTCGGCCATCTTCTCTTTTTTGTCGTCTTCAGATTCGGCCATCTTCTCTTTATCATCCTCATCATGCTCTTTGCGCATAGAGGCTTCAGAGTCTTGCTTCATCTTCTTAATCTGGTCTTCAAGTTCTTTGACCATCTCATCTTTTGCCATGAGCATAGATCTAAGCTCATCAGCTGACATACTTTCAATGTTATCCATCTCAAGCCTTTCGTTTAATATGACCCGGTCTATCTGGTCATGTGATTGTGCTGGTCTAGGCGTCAAGGTGATTGCTAAGAGTTGAGCATCTCCAACTTTAGCACCGCCCAAACGATCATAGACTTCACCGGCTAAGAACTCTGGAGAGCTCCACAACACACCACCAGCATCTTGCACTACTTTTAAGCCACGCTCGTTGTATGCTGGGATTGCATAAAGCCCATCCTCTTTTAGCTCTAAATCGATGATTAAACCTAAGGCGTTCCCTGACTCTGGTGGAGCTGGTGAGCCGCCCTGATATGGTGAGGTCGCGTGCTGCCAGTCTATGACCACCGGGTCCTGGTCTTTGCGCTCTTTAAATACTCTGACCATTTCAGCCAGCATAGACATATCAATCTCTTTACCTACGTTCTCACCACTCATTCTGGATGAGACTTGGCCTAGACCTAAGGTTTTAAATGGTCGGCCTACGGTGAGATTCTCAGGTATGTTATATGCAAATACTGAAGACTCTGAGAGTGCTCTCAAAGCTTTTGTTTTAGAGTCAGCTGTGTTCATTTGTCTTACTACTTTCTTGGCCCATGTGAAGCCAGCGTCACCGCCCCATCCATGCCAAGCTTGCCAGCCTTTACCCTGGTCAGACCAGGTAGAGCCTTGCTTGTCAACTTCGTGACGTGTGAAATAGTTAAGCATACGTCTAACTGTGTCCGGGCTCATCGCTTTACCGTTGGCTAAGTCTCTAGCTCTAGCGATACCAACGCTAGTCATACCACGTTTTGACTGTGGTTTAGAGGCTCTAACTTCTAAAGCTCGTTTGCCGGCCTCCTGAGCTCCCTTAGGTGGTGTAAAGTCAATATGAGAATATTTATCAGGAACCGCTAAAAGCTCAGCTTTCTTATCTGATTCTCTATGTTGTGGGTGTCCTTTTGGCAGTAGGTCTAGATCACTAGTGTATGCCTTCTTTCGTTGGCCAGTGGCTACCAGTTTTAAGAATGTTCTCACCCTTGCAAGAGCCCATTGATTCCTAGTCATGCCCGGCCTATGAGAGACACTAAAAGCACCTGCACCACGCCTATAAACTGCTTTGAGTGCACCTAGATCAACACGACGCTTAGACGCTTTAAACTTAGCATTATGCTTGTCTCTCATGTTCTCTAGAGCTTTTGTAGCTTGCTCACTGATAGAGATGCCACCACGCGACCCACTAGCAGAGCCCTTAGGATTCGCCTTACTGCCCTTGATCCGGTCCTTTTTGGGTGCTGGTGTTTGGGCTTGGGTACGCTTCTTAATTGCTTTTACCATGTCTTTTTCTCGCTATAAGTTGCTCAGCAAGTGCAGAGACTCCACCTGATCCACCTTGACTAGAGACTCTCAACATTGGAGAGCGTTGGGCGTCCTCTGGTAAATCACCAGCTCCTAACTTAGCTCTAATAACTCTCTCTAGCTCATCATCTGGAGTAATAAGACCAGATTGAACTAGACCTGGTAACATCTGGAGAGACTCAGCCAGCTCATCAGTATCAAGGCCAGTATGAACTAATCGAGGTAGTTTGCTTTGATCGACCGCCCCATAATTCCAGCGAATTAACCGGCCTATCGTACCACCGCCGCGTCTATCAGGTCCGCTTACTTGAGCCGCTACTAAATCGCATAAGTTAATTGCAGCACGTCTAAACACTGATAAGTGAATCTCACCAACTGATCTAGCTCCAGTTTCAGTGTTACCTAAATCTGCAAACTGAGCTAAGAAGGCCGCCGCTATTTGTGAATCACATTTAGTAATGATGTTAATGGGGCCATCTGCGTACAAGTTTGGCTGTGCTGCATACGTCTCAAACTTAACAGCAGAGTTCTCTACTAGATAGCTTTGCTCAGCACTAATAAAAGCTTGTGCTTGTGACTCTGCATCATCAATCATAGCGTCAATGTCACCATCACTTAAACCGATTGATTCAGCTGTAGAACGGTCTACAACCACCTTAGGAGTTGGTACTGCCCAACGGTCTAAGCCAACACACATTAAGTTGCTGACTCTCTGCTTAGTACGCCACCACCACCAAACCGGCCTCAACATTCCAACACCCTCAAAGTTAGAGCCGGTCTTGTTAAGTGTGAGGAGTAGTAGTTTATTAGCTGGGATGGGTTCGGGAACTTTGCCAGACCCAACCATGTTTTGAAGTACCCCATCTAAGTGTTGGTCATCCCTCGATAACCATCTTGAATGGGCTGATGGTTCTCTATCAGCATAGTGACTCAACCACACTCTAACTTTACCTGTAGAGTCAGGCCCTACCTTGTAAATCTCCTCAGCGTATCGATAACCAACTGGTACAAACTCAAATAGATAACTAAGCTGGTCTTCCCAGCTCATGATCATCTGGCCACTGTTACCATCAAAACCAAAAGCCTCATTAGCGTACCTGGCTAACTCTTCGCTTACTATGTCACCTTCTACACCTGGTTCAAATCTCCAAGTAGCAGAGAGTAGAGTTTGTCTGAGCATATGCCATGAGCGTCTGACGATAGGATCAGTTCTAAGCATATCTTCAGCTTCTTGCACCCAGTTAAGCCCGGTGAGCTGTGGGTTGCTCTCTTTAGAAATCACTCCACCGTTTAATTGGGTACCGGTTATGCCTTTGGTTCTGAATCGTGGCGATAGAGCTCTAATGTGTCTTGGAGCCTTACCATCATCATGGGGATTAGACATAGCCAACCCTTCAACGTGATTGATTAAAATTGAGCCTATTATATTATTTTACTGAACAGTTGTCTAGTCTTCTGACTCTGGCTGGGTTGGTAGCCACTGGTCAACCACCTCAGGTAACTTTACCTCGTTGTCATTGGCTGGGTGCTCAAAGCCATTAAGGACGCTGAGACGCTCGATAATAGCAAACTGTAAAGCCGCCTGTTGTTCTCTCAATAGTTGCATCTGTATGTTGGCATCTCTTAGACGCGCTATGAGTGCAGCTCTATCCGACTCCTGAGCCGCTAACTTATCCTTAAGATCTTCAACTTCAGATGGATCTCGACCACTGGCTATAGCAATCATTGAAGATATTGAGCCGGTTATCATACCGAGTATCCCAACGAGTACATCACGATTTTCATCTACTATGCTGACTCTGGCTAAGAAGACAATGAGCCCCATCACCAGCAGCATAAAGAAGATTGAGAACCACCAACCACGCTTATTTTTTTCGTACTCCTCATTCATCTAAGCACTCCTTAATCCATTGTTTAATGAAGGGGTAAAGTAAACAGATGATGTAGCCTAGACTCAACCAGAATGAGCGCCATAGTATCCACCAGGCCCATTCCTTAAGCTTTCTATGCTTAGCTTTGGATTTAATCTTACCGGGCCCGCCTAGCCTCTTAGCTTTCTCATTACCCTCAGGAGGTTGTAGTGATTCGATGGTGACACCTACAGCATAGATAGTCTGAGGTTGTCTGACACCCTTGAACTGATAGAGCCCAACACAAGCATACCTGGTACCCTTAGGTGTGTGGGGATTAGCCCGGCCTTTAATCACTTGGAAAGCTTGCTTAGTTAGCAGCACTTGACCAGCTCTACACATAGACATAGTTCTAGCGGCTAAGTTCTTACTCAGTCCCTCTAGTTCGATTGGTTTAGCACCTGACAGTACCAGTAACTCATGTTGTGTAACTTCGATCACTTGGCCCCAATGGATACCAATTCTAGCATTTAGATGGGTCTTAGCTGGGATTGTCTGCTGATAGTTAAGAGCGAAATTAAGAGCATCAATAGGCCGTTCAAACGAAAGAAGGAAACCATCTGACCTATCTATCTCTCGACCGTTAAACTTGTAGAGCATCGAGCGTGAGAGTCTATCATGATACTGTAACCACTCAGCCGCCTTCATCGCGCCTACTCGCCTCACAAAGTCAGTAGAGCCGATAAGGTCCAGTAAGACAATGGCTAACAGTCTCTCTTTATAATGCTCTTGTTCCACTGGTTACTCCCAGCTGATCACCTTTATGTTGTGCTCGATAAGGTAAGCACAGCCAGGTGAATCTCGATCATGCTTAGTAGTGTATACCTGAGTTATGCCAGCGTGATGGATTAACTTTGCACAGTTTAAACATGGTGGCCTAGTCACAACTAACCAGGCACCCTTAGTAGCATGACCATATCTAGCCGCGTTACAGATGGCGTTGGCTTCTGCATGGTGGCAACCAACCTCTACTTTAGTACCACTGACAATATTTTGCTCATCTCGATGACAGACAGTGCCCCCACATAACTCACCTCCACCTCTAGGAGCTCCATTGTAACCATCTGCTAAAGTCACCCATGTCTCTGGCTGAAATAGCATAGCCCCAACCTTAGCGCGTGGGCATGGTGATGCCTGTGCTAACTGTTGGCTCATTCTAATCTTAGTCCAGATGTGCTTGCTCATAGTAGAGACCCTAAGCTGACTGGGAATTGTTCAAGCAATAACTCCTTAATAGCTATAGCGGCTAACCGGGTCTCTAGTTGAGCATGATCATCACATCTAAGCCTTAAGAACTTTGACCAGTTCAAGAGGTTGCCAGTCATCCAGAAGGAAGTATAAAGGTTGACAGGTAGGACTGTCCTAGCTGTTTCGCGTGAGACACCACGATCTAGTAAGTTGAAGTAGACTGACTCTGTGAGCTTGCTGATACTGTCAATTATGTCTCTGGCCTCATCTGGTTGATGTACCTCTTCATCAGATGAGCACTGTAGATTCAACTGAGCTTGTTTATTAATCACAATGGGTGAGTAAAACTGAATACGCTCTGAAGTGTAGCGTCTACTCACTTCATTATAACTAAACGTCCTATGACGCTGAATCTGGGACCTGACAAACAGAGGCACAGTCAAAAGGAATGTGGCTGTGATGTGCTCAAAAGGTGAAGTGTGTTGATGATTAGCTAAGAACTTAATCAGCTTCTCATCACGCTCATTAAGCTCATCTGAGTGAGACAACTTAGCAAAGCTCACCCTTGCACTATGAGCCGGTGTTGCATCATTGCCCATAGTAGCGACCAGCTCCACACCACCAACGGCATCATCATAAATGTATTCCATCATTCACCTCTTCTAAGCTTAGCTAGCTCAGCATTGAGTCTATACTGTTGTTTCTTCTCTTCTGAGAGATTAGCGTGATAGTTGCGCTGATAGATCCTCATAGCCTCACGCTCATCATCTGAAAGATTAGCATATCTTTGCCTAGCCTTCTCTCTGTAGTAAGCTCGTCTCTCTTCTGTTAGCGATTTCCACCAGTTTTTATGCTGTCTACTTTTCTTAGCTTTTGCCTCATCCATTAGAACCTTCTCCTTTTCGATCCACCTACATTAACTTTTCTAGTCCTAGTGATGCCTCTAGATTGATAGCGTCTCTGATCAACTATGGCGTCATCGTCCCAACGCCACATGATACAGTCATATCTAAGCGCGTCTAATGGGTCCTCTCTGCCATCCTTTTTTGGTTTCTCTTGTCGAGGTTCCCAGCTGTAAGTAAGTAGAGCTTTCCTGATTGAGTTATTAGTTGAACGCTCGCCAGCGTCCCAAACCTCACGAGTGATCAAGTATTGACCTCTGCTAAATGCTCTCTTTAAACGCTGCACACCATTGAGAATATCAGTTCTGATAGGATCAGTGTTAGACCTCAGAGGCATACCTAGACCCTTAGGTGGTGGTAGTCTCATGGCCCTGAAAGCACTAGCACCTGTCTGATCATTTCTGGCCTTGCCTGCTTTGTCAGCACAACCAGAGTCAAGCCAGATTCTTGGGCCTGGTGCTTTGGCTTTGTTTTTTCGAGGCCAAGCAATAGAGAGTATGAGCTGTGCTAGTTGCTCGATGGTGACTTCAGCCGGATTGATCTCCGCTGCAATCACATCAGCTTTCAACAGTGGATCATGGCAGATGATAAGCACAGATGGCTTTCTAAAGCCCCAGTCAATAGCGATTCTAGAACTCATCGAGGGTTGATACTGCCAGCCATCAAGGACCATCTTATCCGGGTCAAACTCATTGTAGACTAGACCGGATGGTGGTCTAGGTTGATTCATCACCATAGCTAGACGCTCGGCCTCTGGTAAAAGTTTGGTGGCTTCAAACCACTCTTGACTCAGGTTAGCCTCATTCACATAGCTGGTATAGAGTAGAGGCTTGCACTCACTTCTCTCAGCTAGTCGACACCACCATGCATCAGCTACAGGTAGACCGACCAATATCATGATGGGAGTAGGGCCAGAACGTAAACGCCCTAAGGCTTTGTGTGCTACTTCCTCAGTAAGTGTCTGACATTCATCAATCAGACATACTCCACTGGTTACGTTTAGACCCTCCAATGGATTGTGTGTAGCATCCCTAGTACCAGGCCGATAGTAAGATCTAGTCCAAACAGTAGAGCCGGTTTCAGGGTCCGACCATTGCTTAAGAGTGTGGTTATAAGTCCAACCCAGTGGAGCTAACCACTTTTCTATTTCAGGCATCAGTACAGAGTTATAGCGTGGTGTTGTGTCAGTTACTAGCAGGGAGCTGGTACCAGGTCGGATATGGCTGATAGTCAGCAGAGACAAAACTAGAGCAGATGTTTTACCAGAACCCCATCCACATCTGGCCGCTATGATCTTGTTCTCTTTTCTGATCTGGGTAATAATGTCTAGTTGTAATTCATTAAGTTTTAATGAGTCCATCTTCAGTTACTTTCCAACGCTCAGAGTGTGAGAAGCCAGCGTCATTAATCTTTAAGATAAGCACCAAAGCACCAACCTCTATTGACAGGGTACGCTCATAGCCTCTAAGCCAGCCATCACTAACATCAGTCTCAGCTATGATTGAGTATTCCCCGTTCATGATGAGATAGCTCTCTTGATAGTAACTAGCAAAGTGCCACAGTTTTCTAAGCTTAATCTTTGTTAGAGTCTTCGGTGGTTTCTTCACTTAAGCTCTCCTCTCTAAGCTCAGCTTTTAGACGCTGGTCAGTCTGCTCTAACATAGTGAGCACCAGACTTTGCCCGGCGTTGGCTTTGCTCTGTGTTATCTCAATCTCTCGTTTGGGTCCCCACTCATCTGGGTGTCTACGTTCCAGCAACCAGGCATAAGCACGCCAATCACCACGCTCATCACCTAGAGCTTTGACCCTCGCCACATTGACAGCCTGAGCGAAGTAAATAGCCTCCTGTACTTCTGCTTTCCACTCTTCACACTCTTCTAGCCACCTGTAATAAGTACGTCTATCAATCAAGCTAAGACTGCAAGCCGCTTGGATGCTCATGCCAGTTCTGAGGTTGTCTAGTAGTAATTCTCTTGTTTCTCTAGTCTTAGTCATATCGCGCTCGCGTGTTAGTGTAGCATTTGAGATTTTTTATATTACTCTAGTTTACCCTCTAGTATTATTCTAAGTCATCGTATATGTCGGCAACTTCACTATCTACAAAGTTTTTGATCCGCGTCCACACTTCAGATTCTTTGTCTGCCAGTCGTCTAAGTTTTCTCCATTTTTTTACCTCAGGAGAATAATAGAGATCAGCCATACGGTTTCTAAAGTCGTCCTTATGCAACCAATTCAGATAGGAACTTTCACTTAGTCTTATTCTTCGGCAAGCTTCTTGTACTTCATAACCTTGAGCTATTCTTGCAAGAAACTTAATTTGCATTATAAATATTCTTTCTTCATTAAAACTATCTATGTTTTCTACCCACCATTTAAGCTCATAATCTCTTATTCCAATTTCATCTAAATAAACATAAGATGTATCAGATTCTTTTAACGCTGTTAAATATTTATCCTCAAGTAACTTAAAGTTCTCGTTTAAAACTACTGCCTCTTTATCCCTAAAATCCTTTGATTCAGAACGCCAGTATTGAATTACAAGAGAGTATGTATCTTCGGCTTCTCTAGCCACGATATAAGGTTTAGATAACTC